AAACGCAGCGGCTACAGCTTCAGGCATTGTGTTCTGGATGGGCGTAGATAAGTTCTACAAATACGATGGCCGTGTACAGACTCTGCGTTGTGACCTGCGCCAGCATATCTTTAGCAACATCAATACCTTACAGGCTGGTCAGATTTTCTCTGGGACTAACGAAGGCTTTAATGAAGTTTGGTGGTTCTATTGCTCTGCTAACAGCACTGCTATCGACAGATACGTTGTCTACAACTACTCAGAAGACATCTGGTACTACGGCTCAATGGCGAGAACGGCTTGGCTTGACTCCGGCTTGAGAGACTACCCGCTGGCTGCAACGTACACATATAACTTGGTCAACCACGAGCAGGGTAACGATGACAATGAGACTGGTACGCCCACGGCTATTGCGGCTTCTATCGGTTCTTCAGAGTTTGACATTGATGACGGCCATAACTTTGGCTTTGTGTGGCGTGTCATTCCTGACTTAACATTCCGTAATTCCACGGGTGACTTGACTCCTCAATGCACCATGTCACTGATCCCGTATCAGAACTCTGGTTCCGGCCCAAATGATCCGCAGTCTGTGGCTGGCAGTAGTAACGCTGTTATTCAGCGTATTGCAACAGCCCCTGTTGAGGAATTCACAGGTCAGGTGTACATCCGGGTGCGTGGCCGTCAGATGATCTTCCAAGTTGAATCCAATAGACTGGGTACATCTTGGCAGTTAGGCGCTCCAAGGATTGACATTAAATCAGATGGCAGACGAGGTAACACATGATTGTTACGTCTGAATTTGAGCTATCAAGGGTTGCGGCTCCTAACTTACCTCTGTCTCCTAAAGTCTATAATTCTGACTACCATGAGCAGTTAAACAATGTCTTGCGTCTGTACTTTAACCAGTTAGACAAGATTCTTGCTCAATTAAGAACAGACGGGGCTATTGATCCTAGCAACATCAATGTACCTAATGGGCTATTCTTTAATACCGCAGACCAGACGCTGGCCGCTGTAAACACGGGTTACCCCATCACGTTTAACCAGACTTATCTAAATAACTATGTGGCTTTGCAGTCTGGCAGTACATCTAAAATTCAAGTAGCTGTTGCCGGTGTGTACAACTTTCAGTTGTCGGCTCAGTTAAAGAGTACTAACGCATCAGCCAAAGATGTACAGATTTGGATTAAGCGCGGTACAACAACAATTGGTTATTCGGGCCACAGATACACAGTTGAAGGCTCAGACAACCACATGAATGTTGTCTGGATATTTGACATTGACTTAGCGGCTAATGAATACGGCGTTTATTGGATTTACCCATTCCTGGGAGGATTGACGCCCTGCTGGCTGAGTTTTGAGTGGGCGGCCCTAGATGTGGGTGCGAATGCTTACTGGCAGGTTTACAACTTTGCGACAGGTAAATACTACGACCAAGCCGCGTCGGGGTGGACTCCTGCCATAACTTACAATGTTGCCCCGTATTTGGGGGCAGGCAAAAAAACTCACAAGGCAATATTTGCCAATGATATCACTGGCGGATCATTGCTTTTTCTTGTGTGCAACGGCCGAGAAGCAAACACCAAATCTCTGTCTTTCTATCATGTCCAGCTTATGCCTGGGTTCGACTATGCGGCGGCTCCTTTTGTGTATGAATCAGTTGCTGGCGGGAATTTCAAGTCCTATGACTTTATTCAGTACCCGGCAACTCCTGCGATTGACTACACCAAGGGGAAACTAACAGGAGAAATCACAGCTCTGTCTAATTCCTCCGAGCCATCGTCAAACACTCGCGTCTATTGGGCTGGGTTTGGGGGCATGGCTGGCAGCGTGGCAGGGACTAGCAACTTCACGCTTTCTGACGGTGCACACACGGCAACCATCACTGTCCCTTATATCTCAGGGCAAACGCTGAGCTTCGCTCAAGAGTGGGGAGGCACAACCATGACGAATAAAGAACTTACCTCTGGCCAAACAGCCACGGCAACTTTCACCTCCCCTATTGACTCTGGCCCGTTTGTGGTCGGCGGCGACGGGTCGGCGAACTATCAATCCGGATTTTACACTAAGAATTTAAAGATCAAATAACCAAAGGAACAGAATGAAATATTATTTACAGGTCCAAGACAAAACAACTCCAGCTTCCCCAGTCATTTACAAATTTGTGTACACGGTCGACACGAAATCAGGAGTGGAGATCTATTCGATCATTACTCCCCCCGGAGAAGGGTCTAAGTTTGACTCTAAAACAAGAATGTTTGACAAATTGGCCCCTGCCGACCTGACAGCAGCCTATGGGGCTTTTGAGACCGACCAGAAAAAAATCGCCCCTCTTCAGAAATGGCGTGTAATTTCTGGCTGGGCAGTCTCTGAGTCACCCGCCGATGATGGATTCCCCCCATGGCCAGGTGCGAGATTGTAGGTGATGCCCATGGAACAAAAGATATTTACAGCTTTTGAGCAGTGGATCCCCGGCCCGATTTGGGTTGGCGCGGTTCTTATCTTGTTGTTTATCTTGGGAAAACTCATCAATTGGGTTCTTGCCAAGCTCTATAAGGATTTTATGGGAAATTTGGATGATTTGCACAAACGAATCGCTGGAGTGTCAGAGCAGGTGGTCAACCAGAACAACAGCATTAATGAGATCAAGGCTAGGCTCGGCGCTCTTGTCACCATTGAACACCACAACGAGACAGCCAAGAACATGCGCAATGACATTGAATCCCTGAAAAGGAAGGTTTGGCACATTGAAAATAATACAATGATGCCTCGCCGGAAGGATGAAGACGATGAATAACTGGCGAACGACTGTTGTCGGCATTGTGTTCGGGGCGCTTACGATCCTGTCCCAGGTTGAAGGCCTATCCGGTAAGCCGTTGAAAGAGTGGACTCCTTACATTATCCAGGCGCTAGCTCTCGCAGTGCTGGGATATGTCTCTAAAGATGCAAAACCAAAGGAAGATTTAAAATGGAAAAAATAAAAGCGATTGAGAGCTCTTTGATGGAAGTCATCAAGATGCTGAAGGCCCATGCGAAAGAGACCATGAAGGGTAAACTTGGGGCTTTGGTCTCAGGCGAAAAAATCCCCTACGACGACGAGCTGCCCGACGACATGCCAGAGGGCGAAGATGAGCCTGAGAGCGAATTAGAGAAAAAAGTCGAAGAGGCAATCGGCGGAGCAGAGATGCCAGCCCCTGAAGAGGGACAGGAAGGCGAGACCATGGGAGAAGAGCCCGAAGAGCCCAAGCAGGATAAAGACGTGATCCCTCCTCGTCGGTTCTTACCTCGGATGAACAGCAGCCCAGCTCCTTCTCCCGCCCCTATGGCTGAGAAGAAACAACGCGGAAGACCTAAAAAGGCCTATTAATGCCGTACACTACGAACGATCTGCTCAACGACATCAAGCGTGACAGCTACGGCGGCACGGCTCAGGGGAATTTTGACGCTGCCAGTCTTCTGAAGATTGGCGACGAGGAAATGCTCTTAACCGTTGTTCCCATGATGATCCGGTTTCGCCAGAACTACTATCTGGACAACTTAACGGGGAACTTCATCTCCGGGCAGATCGGGTATCCACTCCCTGAGCACTCGATGTTCGGTGCGGTGAAAGACGTTAAACGCATGTCTGGCGGGGTCCCTGTTCCTTTGGCTCGGATCCAGACTTCTACCCTGGCGGCCTATGGTCCCCAGAATTTCGGGTTCCCCACGGCTTTTTACTTGGGTGATGGGAACATTAATTTTGCACCCACGCCTAGCAACACCTCGGATCAGTACCAAATCTGGTACTATAGACGCCCGGCACGGATGGTTGACACCCCTCTCGCGGCTAAGGTCCTAAGCGTAAACTACATCTCAGGCGAGGTAACATATACCGCACCTCCTCCTGCGACTTACACCGCGTCAAGCGTCCATGATTTCTACTCCAGCGTGTCGCCATTCCAGAGGACGGGAACGAAGGTCACAGCGACTGCTATTGCGGGAAGTGTCCAGACATTCCCGGCTGCCTCTGTGGCGGCTTTGAACCCTGGGGATTACGTCTGCCTCGTGAATGAGACTGTCTACCCTGGGCTCCCGTTGGAGCTTCAGCCGTACCTTAAAGAGTTGATTTGTCTAAGAATTTCGCAAAACTCTGCGGATCAGACGGCATACGCCCTGAACAAAGACCGCATCGCTGGGCAGATGGCCGCAGCCCTGGGAGTCCAGGCAGAGAGGAGCGACGGTCACCCAGAAACCCCGACCCTGCTCGAAAACTCGATGCTCATGGCGATCATAAGGTTTTAGGAGCGCAAATGGCATTTATCCCTGTTCACGAGTCCGCGGGGCTCTACAACCAAGTCAACGAACTGATGGCCCCTGCGGGCGCTGCTTCGGCCGCGAATAACGTCTCGATCAACCGGGACAATGTGGCAGAGTGCCGGCCCGGGTTCAGTAATTGCTCGTCATCGCTCCCAGCGGGTATTCCTCGCCAGCTTTATGCATCCAAGGACCTCGTTTTCTGCCACATAAACAACCAGTTATGGAAGCAGTCTGGAGATTGTAATTGGGTGCAGGTAGGTGGAGGCGTGACACTAAATTCGGTCGCCTTGGTGGCGGATAGCGTCTATCTATATATTGCATCCCGCACTCATATCCGAAGAATGAGATTTTCGGACATGCTGTTTGAGGATTTAGCAGGAGACCCTACTGTAAGCGCCCACGTCGACGGCCTAGGCCCTGCCGCTCGGTTCTCGGGGATCCAAAGCCTGGCGATGGTCGGGAACAAGATCTATGCGATATGCTCTGACCAGACCTTGAGAGTCATAGACCGTGTGACAGGGGCTGTCACTACTCTTGCTGGCACAGCGTTTGCCGCCGGGTACGTGGACGGCGTGGGGGCTGTGGTGCGGTTCCAGGTGTCCCCTTTTGCTCTTGGGTCCATAGCCATAGAGGGCGGTTACGCGTTTATAATCGATCAGCCTTTGTCCAATATCGTGCGGAGGGTCGACCTTACCACAGGGGCCGTCTCTACCGTTTACACTGCAGCATTTGCTTTTTCTTCAATCGTTAGCGCCCAGGGGTATCTGTTCCTAGTGTTTTCCCCTGGCAGCATGTATAAAATTGATACAGCAGGAGCCCTCATCAGCATCATCTCCGGCCTAGGAGGAGGTCTGAATTATGCTGTTTTTGATGGGGGGAATATATGGACAGTTAATGCGAATATCTCCGGGCAAAGCGTTTTGACTTTAAGGCTGACATCTGGAACCCTTGTCACTCGCATTTGCACTTACGGGTCAGTAAAAGACGGAGCAATCTCTTCGGCTCAGATCCTCAATGTTACAGGCATGGCTTATGGCGGCGGGGCAATCTGGATTTTAGACAGCAATGCCCTTCTTCGGAAGCTTTCCACAGCTGGGAGTGGCAATTTGGCGACCATTGCTGGCGATTTTTTTGTTCTCGGGAGCCAGAATGGCTACGGGATTCTCCCGATTATTGAGCCATAAAGGACACCATGGGCCGCATTCATTTTGCAGAACAAAACAGGAATATCTACTGGCCGTCAACAATTGGCCCGATGAAAATGGCGGGAACGACCCAGTACGGGGCCGCGGGCATGACAAGAGCGCTGGATAACCAGGTTGTCCTAACCACCGCAATGGCAACTATTACTGGGATTTTCAAGCCGAATGAATTTCTGGGCTATCGGTCTGTCTGGAGCGTCACCGATGGCAACTCCAACCTTATTTTTGGGATTCCCTCCCCTCGCGTTACCATAAAGAACACTGACGCCGCAGACAGAGATGTCGTTGTCACCACGACCATTCCCCCGTTCGTGACGACTGATCACGTTCTCAAGGTTTATCGGACGTATGTGTCTGCCTCGGACCCAGGCGATGAGATGTTTCTATGCTGGGTTGGCTCTCCGACCATAGCAGATCTTTTCGCAGGTCAGATGTCATTCCAAGACTTCAGACCTCAGGAGCTCTTAGGTGAGCCCCTCTACACAAACGCTTCTGTTGAGGGGATTCTCCAGGCCAATGCCACTCCTCCTTACTGCACGGATATCAGCCGATATCGCGACTACATGTTCTTCTCGAATGTCACAGGCAAACAGCGAGCGATTTTGAGTCTAGTAGGGACAGCGGGATTTGTTGCGGGCAGCACTCTTGTCATAGGCGGAGTGACTTATACTGCGGCAAGCTACGGCGGAGCTTATAGTACCTCACCTGCCGGCGAGAATACGGCGACTGGAACATTCGTCTTCTACACAGCAGGGACATCATCGGAGAAGATCCGAGGCACAGCAGAAAGCATTTGCCGCGTTGCTTCTCGGAATCCTGCGAATAGTCGTTACCTGATGTTTTATGGGTCACAGGTCGATGAGACACCCGGTATTATGCAGATTGAGGAGAGACTCTACGGTGATTCGCCTTATGCCATCACCTCGTCTGCGGACATTGGCAACAATTTCGAGCCAAAACTCCCAACGTCTGGCACCAAGATACAAACATCGAATAATCAACGCCCTGGCTGGATATTCTTCAGTAAGGCGCAGCAGCCCGAGCACGTGCCGCTGGTTAACTATTACCCAGTGGGAAACGACAATGAGCCCATCCGGCGCATCCTGGAGCTCAGAGACTGCCTTTGTATAATCAAAGACTCCAGTATCTGGATTCTGACAGGAACGGCTCCCTCTAACTTCAATATCTCGCTGCTGGATAACACAGTGACAATCGGGGACCGGCACGACTCATTCGCGGTCTTAGAAGGCAAGGCCTACGGTCTCACAAACCAGGGGCCGGTCAGGATCAGCTCTGCGGGTGTCGAGCTTATCGGCCGCTCTGAGGAGTTTCAGATTACGAAAGGGAGCATTGGTGGGGATGGGTTCAGCGTAGGGTATGGCGTTGATGCTCAGCGTCTTTACTTGCTCTCCACGTTCGACCCGGAACTCAAGACCGAAGGGGTGGCCTACCCTTATACTACTTTCGCTTATAACTTTGTCACAAACACCTGGACCAGGTGGCTGATAAACTCCAGCTGCTTTGCTGCGCTCAAGGACCGCGTCTATTACGGGCTGAATAATACAAAAGGCTATGTCCTAAGGCAGCGAGACATCGGCGACCAGTTCTGGGATGAGGAAGCGACCGTAACGGTATCAACGATCGTCACGGCGACAAAGACAGTTACCTTGTCGACTTTTGCTGCGGGCGTGAACTATGACGGATATTTTGCGCAGTTCGGTTATCCCGACGGCATTGGCCCGGGCTGGGTCATCCTTGATGGACCCCGTCGCTACATCGTGGATACTTACAACTCAGGCACCGGACTGGCAGTGCTTAATACTGTTGACGGCCTCACTGTCGGGTCGAAGACTTGCCTGCGCCCCATCCCTTGGGAATTAGAACTCATGCCTATTACTGGTGGCAATGCTGGCATTTTGAAGAAAATACCACACATTGTAGTCATTGGCTCGATTGACGACAGCTACAAATTAAAGGTCCAATTCATAACTTGGAGGGACACAAAAGAGAAATTCTGGTATTACTCCTACCTGACGCCTCCGAATGATGTCACTGTTGAAGTCGGGGACGTGAACCCTGTCTGGGAGCAGAAAGTCACAACAAGGTTCAGACCCCTGAGGGTGTCCGTCCCAAGAGATAAACTTGAAAGTACTCTGTTAGGGGTACGGATAAAAAATAACGTAGCTGGCGCAAGAATCGCTTTGAAATGTGTTTCCTTTAACATCGAAGACGTAATGTCTGATCGCACTGACAGGTTGTAGCCCATGAAGTTCGAAAATTTCGCCAGACAATCCAGTAACAACTTCCCTGACGACACCAAGGGGTTCAAGGGCGTTTTCCTCGATTACCTCAACAACATTCTTGCGAGTGTTTTTGTTGGATTGGGCGGCCGCCTTACGTTCCTCGACAATTTTTACTGTCAGGAGATCAAATACAAATTCACCCATGGTGTCGAGGTAGCTTTTAAGAATTCAAAAAGCAAGCGTCCCATCGGGATTTTGCCTGTGATCGCAGAGAACCAAATGATTACTGGGTATCAGATGGGGTATAATCAAAAGAATGAGATATTAATTACTCTTGAGTTCAAAGCAGGCGCTGGGACTCAGACAGACTGTACTGTTTATGTTTTAGGTGGTGACTAATGGCTATTATAAAGAAAAGAGAAGATGAACAGAACGCTGCGGCTCCGCTTACCATAGCAGAAGGCATTCAGCCAATGTCAGTACCAGGCACAGGGCCAGGTAGTACAGGTATGACGAAACAGAATCCTTTTGCGAGCAATGGGTTCGTGAATATGGATCGCTATGTTGCACAGAATGACCAGTCCGGGATTCAGGGCCGGGTGAACAACTACTGGACTGATTTTTATAACAAAGGGAACGACTATGTCAAGAATCAGCTGTCGTCCGGCGTTTTCGATGACAAAACGCTCCGTGACCTGGCGAGTTCTGGCCCCCAGTCAGAGATAGACAGGGGCCCAGGGAACCAGCCCCCTGCCCGATATGACGAGCTGCTCCAAACTATTGGGCTGAAGCCTCGGGCAGGCGCTGAGCAGTTCAATAGGATACCGCAGATAACTGATGCCCTAAGGAATCCCACACAAGGGAGAACGGCCGGGCGCCCAGATTCTCTTGCGTCATCCGTGGCAATGTCCCCCTCTAACTACACGTCGGGTATGGAAGCCCTAGATTCAAGCCTTTTCCAGACGAACAAAGGGATTAGGGCCGAAGCAAAAACAGGGGCAGACCGGCTAGCAGAAGTTACGGCTTCGGGCGTTGGTATCCCGGAATACCAAAAAACGAGAAGCGAAGCGACAAAAGCTGCCCTTGAAGGACTTTGGAAGGACCCGACGACAGAGGACGCAGCAGCAAGAAGCCGCCCAGGTGGTCAGCAGCTATATGCGGGCCTCTCCCGGCTCCTGGGCAAGCCATGGAAAGACCCAGTGAAAAACAGCGCGTATGACCCAATGCCTGTAGGGAAAGACCCCGGGCATAATCGCGCCCCGCAGGCGGGCCAATGGATGCCTCCAAAACCAGGATATGAGCCCCTAGATCGAGACTGGAGCAAAGATCCTACGCCCCAGGCTCCTCCGCTGAAGGACATTGAAATTTATGACTCAACTCCTACGCAGCCAGGGCCTTTTGACCCGATAGAAGAGAGAGACAGACGTAACGGACAATGGGGAGGGTACGGATAACATGCCTGTATTAGACACACTCATTAATTGGTTCATCGGTGAGAATGCCCGAGAAGAGCAAGACCAGATAAGAGAACAGCAACGGGGCAAACTTAATGCCTTGAAAGCTCCCGAGTTCTCGGCCGAAAATTACCTCCCCAAAATGCTCCAAGACCCCGGGGACGCTCAGTATACGGATTTCCAGCTGAGCCCGGAGGTGCGAGATGAGCAGATGGCAGGCCTTAAAGCCCTAATGGCCAGGGCCAACGGGGCAGCAGATGCGGAACAGGACCTTGGCAGATACAGGGCAATCTCTAGGGCCTCGGATATGGCAAGGCAGCAATCTCAGGCCGTAATGAACGATGCGGCGGCTCGAGGCGTTTCAGGGGGAGGCCTTGAATTCGCGATGCGAGCGATGGGCGGGCAGGAGTCGGCGAATAGGGCTCAGGAGGCAGGATTAACATCTGCAGCGCAGGCGGCAATGGAGAAGCTAACGGCTCAAGCTCATGCGAACCAGGGGTTAAGCGCAATGCGTGCCCAGGATCAGCAAGAGGCATTTAAACGTTCCGACATCATCAATGAATTCAATCGCTACAACAATCAGCAGCGATGGAACAAGGCAACGTTCGACGCCAACGCCGCCAACGCTGGGTCGATGTATAACATGGACAGAGGAGACAGAAACGTTCTGACTCGTTCCGACTTTGAGGTCGGCCGTTATGACAGAGACGCGGCTCTATCTGGGCAGAAATCGCAGAGCATTGGGGACAGAGCAGCAAATGCTCAAAATGCCGTGTCAGGGACAGTAAATGACGCGATGAATATCGGCATGATGGCCGCAGGCATTCCTCCTGTTGCAGTGTCCAGTGGGAGTGGGAGGATGACTTCGGGCGGGAACTACTCCGCAGATGAAGGCATGACGCTTCGCGCGAAGAACCCAGCAACTGGCGCAGGCAGCTCTCAAGACTATTTCGACCAAAGACGCAGAAAACTGACAGGGGGCTAAATGGCATATCCAAGATTTGACAATTTCGGGGCAGTCCCTAGGACTGTCGCGCCTAAGAAGAAACACTACAATCCATTCTCCGGGGTAGACGATGTCCAGCAGCCGGCCCCCGAGCCCGAGATGCCCGAGCAGGACGACTTGGGGATGGGGACTGTCAGTATTGACCCAGTCCAAGCCGACACACCCCCGAAGGCAGCGCAGGCAGCCCCTCCTCCGCAGGCGCCTTTGCCCCCGGCTGGACTGGCGGCATTAAAGACCCTGATGGGCCGTCCTCATGCTTCATCTGGTGATGATCAAGTGCTTAAGGACCTGACAGCCGACTACCAGACTATGAGGAAGCCCCTCGTTGATCCGGAAGTGCAGCGATCAGCCAATATCGGGTCCGTGGTCGCGACAGGCCTTGGGTCGATGCTGAGGGGTTCTCCCAGTGTGTTTTATAACAACGGGCGCACTTATAACATCGGGCCAAGCTCTCAAGACAAGGAAGCCATGGCCAACGGGTGGCAGCAGATGATGCAGGCCCCTATCACTCAGGCCATGAGGGACAGAGAGAAAACCAAGGGCGATTTCGAGATGGGGTCTAAGCTTGAAGACCTTTCTTCAAAGATCGAGGACCGAAAATACCTAAACCAAGAGCGGGACATTCAGGCCCAGCAGCGGCAGTCAGCCCTGGACCGAATAAGACAAGAGAGAGACGCTTCATCTGAATTCTCCAGGCAAAGAGTGGCCCAGTTCTCAGATAGCGCAGCCCGGGCAGCTGAATTCCTGGATAAATTCGACGCCAGAGATGGCACCCCGTCTCCTTTGGCCAACATGTTCAGGAAAGCCGCCCAATGGGCGACTTCCGCGCCCAGAAGCGCCGAAGAGATTAAGCAGATGGAAGCTGACAACAAAGCCTTGTTCGACATGCGGGACAAGATCGAACAGCGGAATGTTGCACGTGAAACAGCGCAGGGGCTCCAGGGGTACCGTGATGCGACGCTTGATGCCACCAGGGCCCAGCAGCAAGCGACAAATAACCTGGCATGGTCAAATTATAGGACTCACGCTGACGATCTAGCCCACAAAGCACAGGTTGATGATGAGAAGCTAAAAATAGAGAGAGAAAGGCTGGCCGCTCAGAAAGAAAAAGACGCACAGAAAGCAGCCGAGCTCCGGCTCAGCGGGCCAGAAGCTAAAATCAATGAGAGAGTGACGGAGCTCATAACTAAAACCAAGTTGGCAAAAGAAGCATTAAAGGCAAAAAAGAAAGCAAACACAGGGCCTTTGATCGGGAGAATCCAAGGCGGGCTGGAGGATTACACCGGCGATTTGTTCGTAAGCGATGACTTCATCAACGCTGGTTTTCACAATGCAAAAGTGACAAACGAGATTATCAAGGACAACACAGGGAAGGGCGTAACCAAGGAGGACACAGCAAGGCTTGCGGCTGAAACGACATCGATGAAGACAGATGATAAAGCCTATGAAACAAAGATGGGGAACATAATCAAGATTCTTACGGACAGGCTGGCAAAGACAGTGGAGGAATATCAAGAACTCCCGGGGGGTAAGTTCTCCGACAGATCGGGCACAGCAAAAAAAGCTCAGGCCCTTGATGCCGCTGTGAAGGCAGGGAAAAGCCCTGCCCAAGCATTTGACGAAGTGTACGGCCCCAACGCCTCCAAGGCTCCTGCCCAGCCCGCTGCCCCTGTCAGCCCGAAGCAGATTGAAGCAGCTAGAAGAGTGCTCTCGAGCCCCGAATCATCGCCAGAGATGAAGGCCATGGCCCAGAAAGTGATCGATAGAGCAGGAGGCAAATAATGGCCGAGAAATCGAAGCAGCAACAGCTAGACGAAGACATGCTTATCCTTTACGAAGCAGAAGAACAGGAGCGAGCAGCAGCAGCAGCAGCGGCAGCGCCTCCCCCTGATCCTATAGCTGAAGCCCAAAAGGCCCAAAAAGAAAAATATCAGAAAGCAAAGTCTGATTATGCCGCAATTTCTGCCAAGTCCAGGGCCAGGATGTATCCAAAGGGCATGGCCCCCAAAGAAACTCCGCGCAATTTCCCAGAGATTTTCCCTAATTTCTTCACAAAAACCCTATAGGGGCCGGCATGCTCGGGCTGCATCAGGGGTTTTTACAGGGAGGCACGTTTAACCATGCGGACGAGATACAGGCGGCTAACGTGGCAGGGGCTTCTTCTGGCGATGACTACCAGAAAGCGAGGGACTATCTGCGGATGGAGGACAGAGGGATCCAAAACAATAGCCCCACTGCTTATGGTGTGGGCGAAATACTCGGTAATACAGTGGGGTTTGGCTTAGCCGGCAAAGCCGCAGGGGCTCTCGCTGGAGCCTTGCCCTCAGTGGCAAAGGTCGGGGCAGGTGTGGCCGGGAAAGCAGGAGAGCTCATTTCCGCCATTCCCAAAGTCGGCCCGGCACTCTCTAGGGCTGGTTCTGCGATTTCCGGCGCGGTTAAGTCCATTCCAACCCCTGCAATGCCTGAATTTGTGTCTAAAGCTGCTGATTTTGTGAAGACATCGGCGCCTGTTGCAGGGAAGATGGCAGAAAGCGCTTTGCTGATGGGGGCAGATGAAGAAGGCCGACAAGAGGCTTTCGACCCTGAGCGCATTTATTCCTCTGCGGCAATAGGTGCGGCGGTCCCGGCGGTGATGTCGAGTGCCAAATGGGCGGCCCAAAATCCAGCAGTAGAGAAAGCCGCCGAGTCAGCTAGTAAGTTTGTAGGCAAAGGCCTTCAGCTCCCTGCAGACGCCATCGACTGGGTATTAGGGAAGGTGGGAGCAGCTGGCCAGTACATGGGCGGAGTGTTGCCCTCCGGAGTGGTAAATGTTTCTGCTGACAGCGTTATCCCCCACTCTGCGACAAACACAATTAAGCTGAAAGAGCAGTTCATAAAAAACTCAATGAACCAGATGTCTGGGGCATATGCTGCGGCCTTGGATCACGTGAAGGACTTTAGCCCTGAGACAACCAGTCTTGCTGCTGCATGGGGGAATAAGGACGCACGGGAGGCGGTAGTCAAGGCAGCCCAGGCGGCATTTTCAGAACGTAGCCGCGATGCCTATAAGCCTTCGCCTGAGACGATAAAGGAATATATTGAAGAGGCTATCTCGGCGACGGGCGGGAACCAGAACCTAGCGAAATTCCTGCGGGGGACGGTGAAGCTGAATCTCTCTACTCACCTCAAGTCAACGCGCAACAAGATGAAACTCCTTGGGGCTGAACGGTTGATGGAGGACGAGCAAATGGCCCGCACGGTGCATGAAACATCAGACACTCTTCGAAGGATTGAACTAGGGCTCTTAGACGAAAACGGGTTTAACTACAAAAACCTGTCAGAGAAAGAGCTGGCTGAGGGCACACGGCTGGGCCAGTACGGAGGGTATGGATCAGTCCCCCATTTTTTTACGTTGGATAAGCGAACGGCTGTCCCAGGCAAAATATCTATCCCGTTGACCACAGAACAAATCACCGAGATGGAGAAGCTGGCAGAGTCTCAAGGCAAGACTCTTCGGAACATCGCCACAGGTCAGCGCATGGCTCTGGGATCTGCAGGGCTTAGTGGAGCCGGCCTTGGAGCGGCGGCCCTGATGGGAAAAGGGATGGTGACAATGAGTGGGCTAGGAGGGATAGCCGCGATGGGCGCCCCTTACGTCGCTGCTGCCGCTGGCCGAGCGCTAGAGAACAACCCAAAATATCTGCTAGAAAAAACTCAAAAGCTACTATTAAACCCATCCATACTTGCGGCTCTGGCGAAAACTCCTGGGAGAGTAGGGAAGGCTGCGCAGTGGGCTCTAGACGGGATGGCCGCATCTGGAGCGACTGGGTTGAAGTCGAGAGTTCTTGTAATGTCTCAAATGCCAGGGATACTAGACAGCCTAAAAGACTTTATAACTGAAAGGCCCGAGGAGACAGAAGAGCCCTGACTTTTTCCTCAAGGGGTGATTCCATTTTGAATTTCGACTGCATGACGGTCTTGAAGGTGAATAGCCACGCGAGATCGTCTTCGGACAAGATCATTTGGTGGTGGGGCTCGCTGAAGTCGTCAGGGGCAAGCGCACATTCCCGAAGCCAGGTCTCCGCCTTGTTGCGGCTTTGCAGCAAATAGTCTTTCTTATCTCTGATTAAGAAATATTTGTCTTCTCCTCCCATGTGGCGGGACTCGAGAATGTCTTTCATTAGGATCTCTAGCTCGTTGGAGCATTCCCCCAGTTCTTCATCAATTATCGCTATTAACTGCCCGAGAGGACCTGTGAGTTCTTTAAACTTGCGTACAAAATACTTCACGCCGTTAAAATCGTCTAAAATCAATTTGTTTCTGTTGTCTATCTGCATCATAATTAAATCCTCAGTGTTAAGTAAAAGTTTAATGCCTTTGAGTGTTGTATTTTTATTTTTTCAATGCACTCATCGTCTTTTGGGAACTCAAAAATCTTTAATCTGCTTTCTTTTTTAATATTATTAATTGCAGAATTATTTCTATCTATTTGTTCCGCGATTTCTTGGTAATTTTTATTGCCTTCATCACACCCAAATTTAAAATAGAAACGTTTTTTCTGCTCATTTAATATGTCTTCTGGGGTCTCAACAAGGCAATACATAAGGCGGTACTGAGTTTTACCTGTGAGCCACATATAGGCTTGTCCCTGCCACCAATAAGCGCTGCCTTTTTTGTGCTCTGCTTCCAAGAACGTGCGCAAAGTGTAGCTTGTTTTGACGTCTTCGCAGAAATCCTCGGAGTTTCTTATGATATCTGGAGTCCCTTGAACGTAATCATTTGAAAAATGGGTAGTATTCTTTATGCGGAATTCTCCGCCAAGAATATCCTGAACAAGCGCGATACTGTCTTGCTCACACACAAGCCCTTTCATCATTTCGTCGGTGACGACGTTTTCTTTGTACCCGAACGAATCTTTCATCCAGATTTCTGTGACCAATGACTTCGCGGTCTCGCTCAACGCTCCTGAGTCTTTATCTGATTTTAATTTAGGCTCTGTCATGAGTCTGGACAGCTGGGATGCTCTCACTAAAAAATTACTTGGCATTTAATTCTTCTCTCCTTTGGTTTAGCTCGTCTACTAACCCCAGCTTTAGGGCA